CTCAGCATCTGCAATAATATCATTTAGCTTTGTATCATCAATCCCATTACTCGATAGTATATTACTAATATCAACTGTATTTGATTTAGATTCAATATATGGTTTAGTTATGTAAGCCATTATGAAACTTGAATTACCATTATTTGATTAGCAGCAGTAGCAGCAGTTAATGCTCTACCATTTTTAACACCTTCATCTAAAGTAATTGCTCTTCCTTCTGAATCAGATTGAACATCTGCACCAACAGACACAGCCGCCCCCGAAAGCACTTTAACAGTACCAATTCTTACAACTGAAAATCTGTCACCAGAATTCCAATCATAAATTGAAACACAACCTGGCTCTCCATCGCCTGCAATTGCACCTAATTCTGTTATGAATTTGTTTTTTGCAAGGGCTTCAGTTGCTGGATTAAAAGCAGTATCTTCAAATACTGCTCTGGTTAAATTTTCTCTTGCTATTGACATTATTTATCTCCTTCAAGTTTTGGCTCATCATCTTCAGGTTTATTAGTTTCAATTGGTTCAGCAGTTGAAACTTCTTTAACAGGAACTAAGATTTTTTTTCTTTTTAAGTAATCTTCAGTAGTTAGTTCTACTAAAGCTCCTTCTTTGTAGTAAGCGTGATTAATCCACGCATCAGTTCCAACTACTTTATATTTTTGAGTTGTTTCTTCAACTTCTGTTTTTGCTTTATTCGCCATGATTTACTCCTTATGCGTTTGTGTCTTTAATTAAATAACCTGCTGTACTCATAAGCATTGCCACTGCTGAGTAAGTTCTACCATCTACTATTTTCACGTCTTCAGCGTTGTCTTGCCAGTAAGTTTTGAAACTTGGCAAACCAGCATAGTTGAATGAATAACCAAAAGCTGGGGTGAACATATTTCCTTTCCCTTGAGCATTGGTTGGAGAGTAAGCTAATATTGCATTATCTCCCCAAACATCATTAAAAGTTTCGCCTGTGGCTAATTCAATATATTGTGAAGATCCAACATATATTTTCAATCCTAACTTTTCTTCAATTTGAGCTAAAGTTGGAATACCAGGTTTATCAATTCCAAAGATAGCATCAGTTATTTGTTTATTAGCTTTCAAAGTATTAAAAGCTTTATGCCCTGTTACCATTACATTAGGATATTTACCCGTTTTACCTCTAATTGCTTCTTTACCTGCATCAATTTGATTGATGGGTTTAGAATCAGAATCAGACCATTGGTCGTCTCCAGTTAGAGTTACTTTGTTCCCCGATTCATAATTAGCAGCATCTTGAACCATGTCAGCAATTCTAACTTCATCCCCAAGTTCGATTGCATCTTTGACAAGTTTAGCACCGTAAATTTCTAAATTAATTTGCATCTCTTTAGAAGCAGCCATTTCTCTAATGTCAATAGGATAACCCAAGCCATGCTCGTGTAAATTAATATCAACTTTAGAGTATGAAGTTGGATCAAGTAATTTTTGCTTTCCTCTTAATGCTCTTTCAGTATTATATACTCTAAAATGGTCTTTCCCATAAGTAGGTATCATAATAGCTAATGAGGTAACTGAAACCTCTGGTAATAATTTTTTCGCAACAAATACATCATTTGTATAACCTAAAGCTATATTCGTTAGTACTTTTCTTTGACCTAACATTAGGTCTTCTATTCTCTTATCCATTTAATCCTCCTCTTAGAATATTAAATGCTTCCTCATAAGAGACATTTTTAGCATTCATAATTTTATTTACTTCAGTAGCTACTAACTCATCATTCTCTTCATTGTAAAGGTCTTCGTGAGTTAGAATTTGACCTTTGATTTGTCTGTCGAACTTACTTGCTAAAATTGGATTTGGTTTAAGTGCATTAAGCAAATCAACTTTTTTGTTGTAAGCATTTTCATTGTTTAATTTTTTATCAAACATGTCTTCAATTTCATATTCTTTCATTGCTGGTAAGATTTTACCATCATTAATGAATTTTTCAACTTTGGCTGTTACTTCAGTTTTAGCAACTTCATTTCTAAATTCCTGATTATCTTTTTTAAGATTATCAACTTCAAGTTTAAGAGCTTGAATCTCTTTATCATGATTCACTTTTAAATCTGATATTTCTTGAACTGATTGAGCAAGTGCAGTATCTTTCTTATTAAGTAAGATTTGAAGTTCTGAAACTTCAGTAACCTTATCTTGATATAATTTTGAAAGTTCTGTTTGCGGTTCATTTGGCATATTGCCTCCTGTATTATTTATTGAATTTTTATTTTCATTATTAAGGTTAACATTTAGTTGAGCTACTAAACTATAGTAGTCTTCAGATAATTCTATGTTTTGAAATTCATTTGATTCTTGTTTATCAGGTTCAAAAATCGCATCAACTAATTTGTATTTTTTAGCATCTTTAGAATTCATTATCCTATCTTCATTCATAATCTTTTTTAAGTCTTCATCGCTTAAATTAGATTTTGATTTGTAAACTTCTACGAGTTGGTTGGTAATTTCATCAAGAGTTTTGCCTTGTTTTTTGAATGCTTCGGCATCACCAACTGCGATTGAGAAAGGATTATGAATAAGAAAAGAAGCTGTTTTTGCTATTAAAGTTTTGTGACTTGCTTGTGCAATTATACTCGCAATACTTGCTGCAAGACCTATGATTTTAATAGTAACATTATTAGTATTTTTTTTCTCAAGTAATAAATTATAAATAGCATATCCAGTAAATACACTTCCACCTGGAGAGTTAATATAAACTGTTATATCTTCGCCATCTTGGATTTTATCTAATGCATCAGTGAGCTTTGTCTCGTTATAGTCCCAAGGTGAGATACTTCCGAATATGTATATTTTATTATTCATTTCATTTTCTCATTTTTATTTCTGCAATATTAAAAATGTTTTTTTGACAGTCTAAATGACATTGTCGCCGACATTGTCATTAAAATTGTCGCAATTAATTTAGTTGTTTTGCAGATTATAAATTATTAAATGAGTATATATGTCTGCAATAGCTTCTGAACTTCAAAATCAAATCAAATCTATACCTTTAGATTTACTTCAAGAATTGGGTATGAATAGTGCCGAATTAGATAATTTTAAAAATTATAAAATCTTTCCTTTGGGTATAATCAAAAAAGCACCTTGGAATTATAAAACTGATGATGAGAAAATGGCTACAAAGCTAAATAATAACATTAGTAGAATAGGGCAAGTTGAGAATGTACAAGTGAGATTATTAGATGATGGATTCTATGAGATGGTAAATGGTAATCATCGGCTTGATAGTATGAATGCTAATGGTAAGAAGTTTATTATTGCTTATGACCATGGAGTTATTTCAGAAGCTGAAGCAAAAAGAATTGCAATTGAAACGAATGAAACTAGGTTTGAATCTGACCAGTTAAAATTATCTGAATTATTAAATGAGATTAAACTTGATTTTGATGATGATGATTTGAAATTTACTTTTCCATTTACTGACCATGAATTTAAAAACTTATCTAATATTAGCATTAGTGATGCAGATTTGAATATTGATGAAGTGAATGATGATAATTATGATGAAGCACCACCTGAAAAACCAAAGACTAAATCAGGTGATTTATATGAATTAAATAATCACAGGTTGCTTTGTGGCGATTCAACGAGTGATGAAGATGTTACCAGATTAATGAATGGAAAACTTGCAGCATTAATTCACACAGACCCTCCTTATAATGTAAATTATGCTGAATTAAATCATACTGGAAGACCTAACGAAGGTAAAGATTGGGGTGATAGTTATTGCTCGTCTTGGCAAGATAGTATGAGCGATGAAGAATACTTGAAATTCTTGATTGAATTTATACGGCTTGCTAAAAAGCACTCAATTGAATATGCTCATTATTACATCTGGCACGCAACAAAGTATTTTCCTGAATTATTAGTAGCAATGAAAACTAATGAAATTAAGTATGATTTTGTGCCGATTATATGGTATAAACAAGTTGCACCTTTGTCATTTTCACGATATGCAAGAATATATGAACCTTGTTTATTTGGTGGAAAAGATGCGAGTGTTGGCTCTTCTCTTAAAGCTCGTTGGTATGGTCCTAATAATGAAAAGAATATTTGGGAAATAAAACGAGACCACAACAAAACATATATCCACCCAACTCAAAAACCTATTGCAATACCTATAAGAGCAATGAGAAATTCAAGTCTTAGTGGCGAGATAGTTTTAGATTTATTCTTAGGAAGTGGAAGTACTTTGATAGGTGCAGAAAGTATTGGGAGGTTATGTTATGGAATGGATATGGAGCCAAAGTTCTGTGATGGAATTGTAAAAAGGTACTTTGCTTACTGTAATGATAATAATATTGAATGTGAAGTTAAGTTGAATGGTGAGAAAATAACAATTGATTATTTTGATGAAGAGGTGAGCCATGAATGAAAATTTAGAACCGACTTGGTATAAGCAAGAAGGTGAAGCTGATTCTGCTTATGAGAAGTTTGATATATATAGAAAGCTACCAATGAGCAAACGTTCTATGACTGAAGTAATGAGGTTAAGCGGATTGCAGTCAACTACTCAATTATATTTATATGCTAAAGAATATAAATGGGATGAAAGAGCCAGAGCATGGGATAATTATAGGGTAGCACAAGAAGACGAATTAATTATTAAGCAATCAAAAGAAGTTAAACTTGAATATTTGCAAGAAGCTAAATTATTAAGGAAAGTTTTATTCGGACCTGTTAGATCTCTTGCAAAAAAAATGCAGGCAGGTGGTGATTTTGATGATAAATCAATGACTGAACTTAATAAAATGGTTAATCAAATTCCAAATAATTATAAAAAACTTCAAGAAATAGAATTGACTGCCTTGGGTGAGGCAAGTGAAATAAAGAAAGAAGATATTACTTCGAATGGGAATACAATTAAAATAACATTAACAGATGATTAATGAATCCCTCTGCAATTCATAATATTGAAATACCTAAATCTGCTTTTAATGATGTTTATCTTCCTTTATTGGTTGATAACAACAGAACTATAATTATGTATGGAGGTAGAGGGTCTGCAAAGTCAGCTTTCGCAGCACAATTTGTAATTTTAGATTTACTGCAAAGACCTTATGCAAAGTGGATAGCAATTCGTAAAATATTTGCAGATATTAAGGATTCTCAGTTTGCAACATTAAATTGGGTAATTCAACATTGGAAGTTAGAGGATTTATTTCATATTACTCGAATGCCGATGGAAATTACCTGTCTTAAAAATGGAAATAAGATAATATTTAGGGGCTTGGATAAACCGTATAAAACAAAATCAATCTTAAATCCAACGAGTACTTGGATTGAAGAAGCCAATGAAATTACTTTTGATGATTACACTAAAACAACTACTTCTTTGCGTGGTCCTGCTGGTGCAAAATTGCGTGAACTGATTACCTTTAATCCTGAAAATCAAGATGACTGGATAAATACTCAGTTCTTTCCTACTAAAGAAAGCTATGAGAAAGAGAATGGTGAGTTTAATTATGTAAAAAGTATTAGAAGTGGGACTAGTATTTTACATACTACTTACAAAGATAATAGATGGGTAGGCGAAGATGAAAAAGAGAAGTTAGAATCATTAATTGATATTGATGATAATTTCTATAAAGTTTACACTTTAGGTCTGTGGGGTGGTGCATTAAAAGGGCTTGTTTATCCGAAGTGGGATACTTATTCGGAAGTGCCGAATGGTGGTGATGTGGTTTATGGGCTTGACTTTGGGTATAATGACCCTATGGCACTTGTGAAAGTAACAAGAAAAGAGAATCATTTATATATTGAAGAGCTATTTTATAAATCTGGGTGGACGACTACTGAATTAATTGGTGAGTTAGATGGTTTGATAAATAATAAATATCAGAATATATATGCAGACCATGAGCCAGATAGGATTGAAGAAATTTACCAAAAAGGGTATAATATAAAGCCAGCCGATAAGGGCAATAACTCAATTATGAATGGTATTGATTTTATTAAAAATTTCAAAATACATATTCATAAAGATTCGCATAGATTGATAAGAGAATTGAAGAAGTACATATATAAAACAGATAAGAATGATAAGACTTTGGAAATGCCTGTGGATATGGATAATCACGCACTCGATGCAATGAGATATGCAATTAATACACATGGTAGAAAGTACTGGCTAAACGCTGGGTCTGCTTTAGCATCATTAAATAAAGAAAGGAAAAGTAGATTTAGTATGAGTGAAAGGTTTTAGAAAAAAAAAAGCCCTCCGAAGAGGGTTTTGGTTTAATCAAATAATACTCTATGTTTAAAAACTTCGTCGTCTATAGTCATGTATATAACATACGATCCTTTTGTAAATTTCTTTTTAATATTTACCTTATTCATGCCTTTTTCAAAATTTTCCCAAACAATATCAGACACTCTAAAAT